CTCCACAAAATCCAACGGGTCTAATCTGTTGGCCGTACCTAATCCACACACTTGCTTGGTGCGAATCTCAAAATGCAAGTGTCCACCTTTAGCAATGGTGTCCATGCCTTTAGCATTACCGGTGCTGCCAGTTTTTCCAATCAATGTGCCGGCTACTACCTTTTCACCAACCTTGACGGCAACAAGACTAAGGTGCGCATAAAAGGCGTATAACACTCTGCCATCTGTATGCGTGAATTGATGGGTGACTGTGTAGCCGTAACCATCTAATCCCATTTTGACACCAACGATAGTGCCATCAGCAACGGCAAGCACTGCATCACCTTTGTTGGCCTGTAAGTCAATGCCCTGGTGCGCACGTTTTGAGCCGTCTGCATTTCTACGCACTAGCCCGAACTTTGCACCATTCACACTAGCAAGCCCAGCTGTGCGTAATTTATTGACCTTTAATGGCTTCATAAATACCCACCTTCAAATTCATCAAGAGCTTTAGCAAATGTTCTAAATCTATGCACCGTTCGCGGCCACACAAACAAAGCTATCGTTCCGGCTGATCCGAATAAAAGCCACTGCCACTCGATATTTGTTTTCACACTTACTGCGTAATAAATAAAAACAAGTGAACTTGAGAACGCCAGCACATATTTAATTTTGTGGCAAAAGTGAATCAATCCACCTGGCATCTTCGCCATTGCGCAGAAGCTCTCAAATAGAATATAGATAGATAGAATGATAGTTGCGAGTTTTAGCCAGTTCATACCTTGTTACCTCTAATAAATTCTTGAATCCTGGCAAAGAGCGCAGTTAAAATCTTTGGGGCCTCATGCATAATTTGCACCCTAAACGCAATGAACGTAAATGCCATGAATGCAGCAACCGACTTTTGAGCAATATCAGGCGCAAACTTCAGAACCACCGGAACCGCCCAACCAGTTGCCAGCGTACCGACAACAATCAAGAAAAATGCTGCAATTAAACTAGCCTCTTTAGAGAAGGCAACCCCAAGCGCAGAAGCAATTGCTGCAACCCATAACGTAGCTGCTGGCACATCAAATAAATGTCCAATTGCAGCTGCTAAAACCCCTATGAAAGCAATTGCAATATTCGGTATGTTGTCGTTCATTTCTTACCCTTCTTATTTTTATTTAATTCTTACTTTTTCAAAATTGAGCATGAGCAATTGCTGAGGTGTAATCCGGTGATAAAACTTACTATCAAACGGCCTTTGCCCACCTGCCGCTAGAATGCTGGCCACCAACTCAGCACACGACCATTTATCATCCTCCTGCCAGTTACGCTTTAGCCCGATACCAATCACGCCTAGCCAATCGTATTGCTTACCAAGCTGACCAATCGCAAACGCTTCTGATACATCCACCTCTTTTACTGGGATATGCATCATCACGGCCTTAGAAGAGATTGCCAGCCTATCTTTGGCCTTACTAAGTACAACGCCATCCCCTGCGATTGCACCAATGAGCAAATCTTCATCAAGCACTAAATCCACATGGCTATACTCTGACCAAGTGACCATTCTGATTAGCCATGAACCTATGTGATGCCGGCGTGTGAATAGTAGCTTCATGGTTTACCAGACAATGGCTTCAATTTGCTCTGCCGTTGTTGCGGCGGCTAATTGCGCCTTTAGATTTTTGCTCTTTAAAAAGTTAGCCTGCCCTTGCGCGATCATGCTGTCGTAAAAAGCATTCCAGTCAGCAACGTTTTGAATAGGCACAATGCTATTATCAACAGCTTTCCAGCCGCCAATCCAATCAACCGGAAGTGATCCGCGAGTGCCTACATGCCCATTGATACCATCAATATCACTGCGGCTTAATAGGTCACACGCGAATAGTTTTCCGCCATGTGTAAACGTTGTTTGGTTTGCGGCCAATCTAGCCAAGTTAATCTCTACATTTTTAGCTAATCGTAGGTCGTCTAAAGGAATAGTTTTAATCTTAATCAGCATTTTTCACCTCTGAGAAAGTTGAATACTCAGCACCAACACCATCAGTTAAATCTGATTCGTTAACGTCCCACTGATTACGCTGCGAACGGTCTGGAAGCTCGGATGAATCAATAATTTTAAAAGGCTTGCCAACAGGAACATCTTTTAACGCAATAGCTTCAATACCATAAGAACTTAAAACCTCTTGCGTAGGATGAATGACTGATACGCCGCCTTCATCGTTTTTAAATATAATTACTTGTGTCATGGGTTATCCTTATCTGAAGAATGAAGCAGAAATGTAGTTAACATCTTGTGTAACACCACTGTTTGAGTTGGCAATTTTGAAACGAAATGTATTTATTGTTGGGATATTGATATAATCAACAACTTGTGTCATTGATGAAACTGCAGCGTTCCCCGATGATGAAACCGAAAACCCATAATTAGCATCTGGCATCGCTGTTGTAAAGTTGACTGTATAATCACCAGTACCATTATCTGTAATGCTTGTAACATTCCCACTTCCACGAATTGCTACCGTACCTATGCCATTGAAATTTACCCATGCGCGACATTTGAATTCAGGGTATAGAGTAGAGCCTCCGTCAATCGTTGATTTTCTGCTTGCTACCGTTTCCTCACCAATAATGACGCCATCAAGTGTTCTTTCTAATTTCCCAGTTCCAGCGTCAGTGACTGTTACGCTAGAGTTACCTTGAGTGATCGTATTACCACCGCCTACAACAGCAGTACCATCCTGCTTGGTAACATTAACCCTAACTACCCCAGCACCATCTTTAAATACACGCAACCTATCGCCAGCGGCACAGGTATAGCTCGCACCGCCATTGATATTCATTGTGGTTGCGTTATAGGTAAGCGGCAATGCGCCAACGGCTACCAATTCCATTTGCTGGCCAGCGTTCATCGTGAATGCAGCAATGGCTGTTGTACCTGTGATGCGCACAGTATTGCCAGTCGCTGCAGTTAAATCTACTGTTGAAGCTGAGGCTATATCGGCACCGTCATTGACATTTAGCAAGCCAGTGAGTGAACCGCCAGATTTATCTAGCTTCTCATTAGCAATCTGATCTAAAGCACCCTCTACATCTGTTGCGGGTATACCAGCACCACCTGCGTAGCTAATGGCGCTAGCATCGTGGGCATCAGCCGTGTCATTTATATGGTTAGTTAGTTCCGTAGCGCGATTATCAATATCGCTTTGAAGTTCATTTAAAGCAGCTTGAACATTGTTTGCTGATAGGTTTCCGGATGGAATACTCTCAATATCAGAAGCAACCCCAGTCACATACGCGGCAACCCAAATGGAACCGGTGTAAAGCCTCATTTTTTCAGAGACAGTATTGAAATAAAGAGCACCAGCCTCTAGTGGATCGCCGTCATTATCTGTTGTCGGGTCTGATAATTTTGGGCCCAGGTATCGATCATCGAAATTGTCATAAGCAGACAAGGCAGAATCTCTTGCGGCCTCTGCTGCCGCTTGCGCGGATTGTGCTGCTATTTTTGAAGTATTTGCGTTGCTAGCCGATGTAGAGGCTTCGGATGCTTTTGTTGTTGCAACCCCTGCTTGCGTAGTTGATATGCCAGCCTGTGTTGTTGAAATTGCAGCCTGAGCAGCCGCTATGGTCGCAGACCCTGCTGCACCTGTAAGACCTTCATCCAGTGCAGCATCCAGAATATCAAACCCTGTTTCAATCGCATCAAGCTCTGTGCGTAAAGCTTGGGATGAGCCAAGTGCGCCATTCTGGGGATAGTTTCCGTGGTCGTATGGTTTAAGCAGCGCCATATAAATACCTAGTTAATTTAATAGTTAGGTATTTATACTTGACCCCACCTGTCTAACGCCTTTGTTAGCGCATTTGACGCCTAGTGGTATAGTGAATAATCGCTGCGTTAATGGTGAATGGGTTAAAGTAAGCAGACTCGCACTTAACAGCCAGTGATATATTTTCTGCCGTGCCTGTTAAATCCTGCTCATTTGGGCTAATGCTTCTGCCATCCCAATAAAAAGCATCCCAATAGAATGAATCCCAATAAACATAAGAACCGTTTTTAGTTGCGTCTTGCAGGTTCCCTTGGTTTATTTCTGATGACGTGTACCCTAAATCATAAGCAGTTTGAAACTCTGCATAATCGTTACCAGTAATTTCATACACAGCCTTTCTAAAACGTTTGCGGCTACGTGGGTTTTTCATGTAAGAAAAGTTAAGGTTAATAAACGCCTCAATAACTTCACCATCAAAGCTTGTTCCGCGATTCATCCGGTAAACATAACCATTGGTATCACCGCAATAAATATACTCTTCACCTGTGTTGCTCTCAAATGACGCCATGCATGTCATGGTGTGCGCGTACTTTACAGGCATAATGCCAACAAGATTCGCATTATCAAATGTCACATAAAGCGCAAACTGATCATTAAATAGCAATCGATACTGATTGCTTAATCTAACAATGCAGCTGCCATTAGATTTAGTTGCTTTACTGCTGACAAATGGCCTAATGTTTTTCGTGATCTGATTGCTGGCAAAGTTACCAAAGTCCTGCGATGCTGCTAACTGTCTCAACCCTAGCGCATCAAATACATAACCTTCGCCGAGCTTCTGCATGGTGTAGTCGAAGCCGCCACTCTCATAGCTATAAACTACTAGATTAAAATCAGCAGCAGTCGAGCCATAAAGAATAGAGGTCTTGTTTGATGTGAAGATTGATAACGCGCCACTTGCATTTGAGCCAACTAGACTTAGAAAGCCTGTCACTGTTTCACCCATGGCAATCTCCCCTGCCCCACCGATCACGGTCCATGAGTAAGGTTCTGATACTGCGCTTCGCATTACCGATGTTTCATAACTCACAAACAGGTAATTATTGTGCACAATGATATGTTTAGGCTTATCGATTGGTAACCCAGTGTTAAGTGGCACAAATACATCACCATCAAATTCAAACGCACGATGGGTACCACTAGCACCATACATGCGCATTGTGCTACCTGATCCAGTGAAGTTGTAGTTCAAGCACTCATAACGCCCACTAGGTGACAACGTTATTGCAGACTGCGCACCACCAAGTGTAAGCGCTCCACTTCCAGAAGTAGTTGCCGCTCCTGCTGAAAAGTTACCGCCAGATGGTTCACTAATGATTAAACGGCCTGTATTAGTGCCTGATACTAACGTTCCAGATTCAACGACTACGCGCTTAATCGCTGCATTTACGCCGCCTTGCGTTAAGGTTTGTAGTTCATCAACGCTGACATTGGCGTTAGTGAATGCAACCTCATAACCCAAGTCCACCTGAACCCAGCCAGCATTAGAGCTTTTATACATCAAAGCCTCTGTGCCGAGTTCGTTGTTTCTAAATGCGTAAACTACATTGTTATAGCGGTGCACACCAAGAATACTTCCACTACCTGCAACCGCAGCAATATCAGAACGATATGCATTGCTGGCCAGATATTTGTAGGTAGCATCCATTAGCGGATCGGAAACGTTACCGCTTAACAGTTCACCTGTCGTGGTTGCCTTTGGCGTAGCGCTTACGCTTAAAACCTCACCAGATAAAAACACGCCAGATACTTTAGTCAGGATTAAATTATCTACTTCTACCGCAACCACATAAGCAGTCGCCAAGCTTGTGTCGCCAACAATCGTATCCCCTGCGCTAATCACGCCAGTAATCGTGCACGGCAATTGCATATAAATAGCATCAGATGGCTGCGGATTTCCGTCGAATCGCTCGTAACCGTCAATCCTGCGATACCCACCATCGATACTTGCTTCAAAGTTTTGCGCTTCACGACACATACCATCTGGCATAGAAAGTGGAGGCGTGACAAGGTTAAGCCCTCCCTTTAATGGAAAGTAACTTAACTGCGTTTGCGGCATACTAATCATTAAGTAATTACCTCACCGGCTAATGGGTTGCCGGCCAGTTCACTTGCTAAAAGTCCAGTTGGTTTGGCTTGTGTCACATTGCCAGCATCACGTTTGTATTGTGTTTTTAACTTGTCGGCCAATGATGAATAGAGGCTTATGTTTTGGTTTCCAGCTGACCCTTGTATTGATTTAGAAAGCCTAGCCATATCTTGATACGCACCATCCAAGGCACCGAATCTTTCAGTACGGCCAGACCGACCACCTTTGTATTGAACTTCTTGCAAATACGTTTCTGGCGTTAATTTAGAGTTTACAACTGTTGTTGAAGCCATCCCCCATCCGTTATGTCTTAGCTCTACTCTAGGGTTGAAGTTACTAGCATCATTGTTATAAGCATCGGCTCTTTTTTGAGCTTCTTTGTAAGCCTCGTCTCTACTTGCAAATGTCTGCTCAAAATTTACAGGCTTAGGATTGATAGTGGAATTTGGATCAACATTGTCAAGAACACCATAACGTGTCACGTACTGGCCACTAAGCTGCTTGCGCATAATGTCGTATCGCTCATTGAACTTACCAACCTTGGCTTTATAATCATCATCTTTGTTGATAGTTCTAGCAACGCTATCTGCTTTTCTTGATAAGTAATTCAGGCGGCCTGATGCAGAATTGCCAAGCTCCTCTTCAATCGTTCGCTTTGAATTATTATCAACGCGCTTAATTTCCTGAACTGGCTTTACTTTATTAAGTTCTGCTGTGTATTGAGCTATGGCCTTGTCGTAGGCACGCCTCTCTTTCTTCTTCATTTGTCCTGTCCTATGCTAGCGGCTGCGCCATTTCCATGGTTGGTAATTGGTTTAATTCAATCAAATTAACAAAGCGCCTGTAATTAGCTTCTGCATCTGCATAAATCTCGCCTGCCGCTTCATAGCGTGCATACATCATCATGGCCCGATAAACAATTGCCATGTGAAATCTAGCAGGCAAATCAGGTGTATCTAGCGTGGCGGTTAAAGTAACAGGGCTTTTGAAGTAGTCGCCTTTTACCGTGTAAACTGCATCTGGCTTTGGCGCTAGTTGCAGTTTCATATCAGGCATAATTGTGAAATAGCTAGGGCGATTAGCCTGATCTGCCATTGTCATATTGCTTTTAACGTAAGTCAGGTACGGCATAAAATGCAGGAATCTTGCGTTTGCTTCAGTCTCGCTAGCAGAATAAAGACGGATAGTTTCATTGTCCCACTGCGCAAAGTCTGTAATGCCTGCATCCGATGGAGAGTAACCAGCTACATCAGCAGTCGTTGTAAATTCATAACTACTGCGCATCCAATACCAATCGGTATGTTTCATCTGCAAATCTTCATAAGCAGAAGCAACCCAATCAACAATACGCTTGTTCTCGCCTATCTGATTGTTAACCGATGCAGGACCAGTGCCACTAATTCCGCACTCACTTCTTACTCGTTTGCATATTTCAAGAAAAGTCACGGCATACACTCCCAGTGCTTATTAGATTTAGTTCTATTTATTGATGCTGGAATTACCTTAAGGTTATCTTCAACATGAAGTCCACATACAATGTTACTTACTAATGGTACTTCGTGGTCGACCTCCCATTTAATTCCTGTGCCATTACTTCTTAACTGCGCTAGCCTATATATTTCAGCAATGAAGAATTGATTACCCCATAACAGTCTTGCTTTTACACGTTTACGTCTTGCATGTCTTTCTGCTATTTTTTCTGGGTTTTCAATACTCCATGCTATAAAGTTATACTTAACACGTAACGCATTGTTCTCACGCCATTTTTTTGAGCCAAGATTGAGCTTGTCTTTATTTTTTGCCCTATATTGAATTGCATATTCTCGTTCGCTTTCTGTTCTACCTAGCAAACTTCTACGCATAGCTTTTCTAGCGTTCACAATACATTTATTTTTTTTCGCCCATGCAATAGCCGTTGCATTTATTTTCTCTTTATTTTTTTCGTAATATAGCTTTCTGCTTGCTTTAACTTTATCTTGGTTTTCAGATTTATATCTGCGGATTCTTTCATTGATTGCTTCGTTATTTTTGGAGCGATATATTGAACCTTTAACGGACAGACACAACTTGCATTGAGAGCGAACACCAAACGGCATTCCTGCTTTTTTTGAAAAATCAGTAATTGATTTAACCTGTTTGCAGCATGTGCACTCCCTTGTTTGAATATCCGTTAATTGCATAATGTTTAAGCTCTACGATTAGCGCGTAATTGTTTCAACCATTCGCGGCCTTTTGGTGTATCTTCAATCACTGAAAATGGGTATTGATCCGCGCTTGCGCCTTTTTGTGCTGATTTGCGCTCACCTTCTGGTGTCGTATATTCATAGTTGGTAAAGCGCACACGCCTTGCATTGGCTAACACATTCACATACTTACGCTTCACAACTACATCTACGCCGCGTGGCACATACTCTAATCCATTAGGACCAGCGCCTATGCCGTTGACAGATAAGAACACATATTTCTCTGCGTCTTTTTCTGTACCTTCTGCAATGTTAATGGTGACAGGCTCTTCCAGAAAAGCCAGATAAGCGGCTTTGTCATTTAGGCCGTAGATGTTACCTTCAAGCTCAATGCCGGATTCTTCACGCACAATGCCTGATTCCTGACGCACAAACTCTACGGTTTTTTCTGGTGCGACTTCTAGCTCTTCGGATTTAACAATATTGGTTTTTACAACTGGCGCCTTCTTAGCGGTTGCTGGCGCTTTCTTAGTGCTTTGTACTCTAGCCATGGATAATCGTCCTTCAATAATTTAGTGGAAAGTACAAATACATTACTGCAACCCACCTGTGTCGCAGCCAAGATGCAAAAAAGCCCCAATGAAGGGGCTTAGTTGCACTCCACTAAAGCTTATAGATTAAGCGATAGCTTTCCAGTAACAATCTTTAGAAGCTAGGATGGCTGCTAAAGTCGCGTTTTGTAACACACGGAAACCGTTATCAGTTAGCGTAATGCCACCGTTAGCCGATTCAAGTGTTTGCGTGCCGGCTGCCGCTGTTTTCAAGCATGTATTTGCTGCCATGCCTTCAAAGAACTCAACCGTTACGCGGTCTGTTAAGTTGGTCCATCGCACATATTTAGGTTTAAAGCCTACGTCAATCTCAACGTAGTCTGCCGCAACTATAGCCGTAGCGCCGAAAGATACTTTACCAACTGCAAATTGTCCATTGCCTTGGCTTGGGGTATCTGATTTTGTGTATGCAACATTTTCTGCCATGATTAAATCCTTTTTTATTCGTTAAGTTGATTAAGCGGTTAACGTCAAAGTTGGCGCTACGGCTGTGGTATCAGTCGCAATCGTTGCATTCGCGTTATAGTCCGTGATTAACTGCGCAAGCTGTGCGCGTAAAGCAGCCAGGTCAACTAGCGTAGCCTCGTAAAGTGCACGCAATTCTTTTGCATCATTCTTTGCGCTTAGTGCCGCTGTTCGTTGTGAAATTGAAGCCATGTTATTTCCTTTGCAAATTGGAGAGAATTAAGGGGTAGTTTAAATACCCCTTAAATTTGTTAATCTGCTAAATCAGGCGCACCGCACTCAACTACAGCCATCCAGCCTTGGTTTAACACCAATGCATCCATGTAGAATTTAGCACCTGCATAGGCACGTTGACCTAATGGATCAGCTGCGCTTGGTACTGCTGGCACCCATGTTGGGGTGATGGCATTCACACCGCGCAACATGACAGAACCCCAGGCTTCTTCTGCTGTTACGATGACAGGGTAAACGTCAACCTTAGTGCCTGATGTTGCCAAGCCTGTACCTGCTGCAGTAGCGCCTGCATCAAGATACGGCGAAAGTTCTGGTGACAAGATGAAGCGGAACTCTTCAACTGAACCAATCTCTTGCTCTGACACTACTTTACGATTACCGTAGTCTGCTACGTGTACGAAGCCAGCCAAGTCACGGATTGCAGAAGCCATATCAGTAGAGCAATACACTAAGTACGCGCCTTCTACTGATGATGTACCAAAGCCACCACCTGCATCTAAAATGCTAGTGATTTTCTTACCGTGCTTAGTGTGCAAGCCTTTAACCACGCGGCGAATCAGCGGAATTGACAATGACTTATCAACGGTGCTTGTATCAGAGCCGCCAGCATAGAACTTGTTTGTTGCTGCTTTCAATGCGCCGAATGCGATCATTTCACGAATCAATGTGATGGTTTCACCGATTTGTTTTTTCATGTCGCCTGCAACATCATCTTCGTACAAGTTGAATGTCTTGTCAGTCAGTGAGTACAATACGCCGTATTGTTCAACCACTGCTGTCACATCAACGTAGCTCAATGTCTTTGCAGATGGTGTCACACCTTCTGTTAGTTTGTAGCCATCTGCAAATGTGCCAACGTTTGAGCCATTGATCCAAACGTTATCAACGCCAGATGGAGGCAACACACGGCGAAACACTACGGTATCGCTGGCATTCTTTTCCAGTTTCTTTTGCAAGCCTGATTTACACAACACCTCTGCTGAAATAGCAGACTTGAGCATATCGCCTTTGACTTTACCAATCCGCGCTGCCGCAGTATTCATTGTTTGAGTAGCCATGATTTAATTCCTTTTTATAAATTATGTTTTAAACGCTGCCATAAATCCGTCTAGTTCGCTTAATGCCACCGACTTCGCCTTTGGCTGCGCACCTTTAGGGTTTAACGCACGCTCTAATATTGTTTGACGCTGTTGCGTCCCTGTACTTTTCTTACTGCGCCACTCTTTAAACGCTGTGATCTGCTTACCTAGAAACATGGCATCAAACGAGGTATCTAACTGCTGCTGTAATTCGGCTGGCTGTGTCTGTTTCCAAACACGGTATTCATCCGTGGCAACAACATCAAATACATCTTGATGTTGGATAAGCAGTAAGTTCTTCTGCATATCCTTATACATTTCTTCTTTCACCTGTGCCATTTGTTGGCTGTAATCAATTGCAGGTTGCTGAGAGGTCGTATCAAATCCAGCTTCGTTTAAATCATCGGCCAGTATTTGCGCAAGCTCTGGGTAATCCTCATTCAGTCGTTTTAGTTTTGAAGCATCCAATTTGCCAGCACCTGTACGCGCTGTTTTAAGTTCTTGCAGGTGTCGATTAAATTCGCCTAGTTTGCCGTGCAACTTTCTAATTTCTGCTGCTGTGGCCTGCTCTACTTCATCAATCTTTGGAATCTTTGCCAACATTGCAGTTAGCTCTTCCGCTGTTAGTCCAGCCTCTTCCTCTGCCTCACCATCTTCGCCTTGCTCTTCTTGCTGTTCTTGTTCTGGCTCGCTATCGGCAGGGGCTTCATCAGCGCGTACCTCTTCACCAAAACTAGATGCAAAACCAGCTTGTTCGTTGGCTTCTGCAGTTTCTGCATTTACTTCTTGTTGCTCTTCTAATACTTCTTCCTGTTGATTCTGTTGCTGTTGCATTTTTAAGGCTCCTTATTTCATCAGGGGGTGATTACTCATCGCCTGATTTAACACTCGGCGGTGGGGTTTCCAGCGCCAATAAACTTTTAATCTCTGCAATCTTTCCGCGTTGTTTTGCGGTTTGCTCTGCAGTCAAGTCGCTATCGTTTAGCTTTCTTGATGCTTCCAGCCTATCCTCAAGATAAGCCTTCAACTTCTTCCAGAGCGACGATTCCTTTTCGGCATTATTCAGATAGGGTTGATTCATTAAGTTAAGATTACGCTTGTCCACCTGTATCAAAGCCCAGTGCCCATGTTTTGTTTAACCGCAATCTCTGCGCCTTGTAACTCACGCTTGTTTTTCTCTGTCATGGCTGTTTTAGCCAAGTCGCCTTTAAGCTGCTCCAATGAGATATTCCGCTTCTCTGCAAACTCCATCATCTTCATTTGATAATCTAGCTGCTTCATTTCACGGTCATGCTGGCGTTCACGCTCTGCCTCTTGCGCTTTGAACTGCAACTCGCTCATGTCAGATTGTTGGTTGAGCTGTGCTTTCTGCAAGTCTGCATTACTGCGGATTTGTGCTACCTGCATAGAAGCTTCTGCGCGGATTTGATTGGGATCTTGTTGTTGAGGCTGGCTTGCCATTTGCTCTTGCATGGCTTTCAGCTCATCTTCGGTGTACTGGAATGTACGCGGATCAAGTCGTTGTGATTTTGAATATTCGGCAAACCATTTTTTAGGGTCTATGCCAAAAGCAGGATTAGCCACCATTGCGCCCATTGCTGCAATTGATTGGTTCTGAATGTCGCGCTCAACTAAAGCAGAAGAGCCTCTGGCCACGATTTGGTAGTCGCCCTTCTCTTCATCAGGCACATCTTGGTCAAGCAATAACCACTCGTAGTATCTGCGGATATGCGGCTCTGTCACCTTATCATCGTAGGTACGTGCAATTCTGCGCATCACTGTCGATGCATTATTGTTAAGCATCTGCATACCGCCCACTGTTTCTGGCGCTTTCCCTTGCTGACCTTGTAGCAGCATTGGCAAGCCTGTCACATCCTCGGCCATTTTGATCGCAAACTGTGCGATACTAAATAGTTCTTGTTGCATAGCAGGAATGTTAATCGCAGAGAATGCCTCATTCACCGTGCCGACTGCATCTTCGTTAATCCACCAGAACTTACGTGGAGACAACTCCCATACACCATCAGCAGGCATTACTACATTTCTGCGCATCACGATTTGTGGTCCACTCATTAACCCAGCGTTATCCATCAGGTTACGCACGGCAGAGTTCAATATTCTTTGTGGTGTGCGAATCTGTCTTGCTACACCAATCCCTGCCCAGTGGTTATCACGTTCCTGCCACGGCATTACGTCATAACCGAAATCACCGGATTCAATCGGGTTAATTGCGGCCTTCACTACATGGTCGTTAATCATCACAACAATCGCTGATATGCTGCGAGCTTTGTCATCACAAGGGCAACCTGCCGCCTCTAAATCTTCTTTGGTGATATAACCGGTGTAATACCAAATGTCGAACTGGTCTTTACCTTCATCGGCCAGATCACGCTCACGGTTATCATCCATGTACTTTTTCTGTGGACCTTCAAGCAAGCACTTCTCTAGCATTTCCGTTATGTAGCTATCATCATCGAGCAACTCTTCAACCTTGCGCTTGGTTAGGCGGTCTTTCTCGAAGATATAAGAGCCGGAGTGAATATCATTACCGCAAGCTGGGTCTGGGTACAAATCCCATGGGCTAATAGCGCGTGATTCTGGGGATATTTTTAAAATACGCTGAATAGAGGTCAACCCACCCTCTTTGCTTAATGCCGAACTTTTCTTGAGTGCCGGGTATGGGCCTTTGATTACGCCAGTGCCTAATCGAGAGCATTGCTCAATCACCTTGCGTGTTTCGTGATTGTAGTTTGCTTCGGTCAACCAATCATCGATACGCTTTTCAGCAAGCTTACTTGCATCTTTAGCCTTGCCTTCAATCATCTTCACATGATCGGCAACTGTCGCCTGCACTGGCTGACCGTTGTTATCAGTCGTCATGACTGGCTGGCCATCTGGCGTATTCAATGGCGATGTATCATTCTTATTTTTGGTTAAGGTAGGAATAGGCGTAGGCTCAATTCCCCAATTCTGATCGTCTGTTGGTAACAGCATATCAGCCACTTTTGCCGCAGCAGCATCAACATAAGGCCGAGTAATGTTCAGGAATACTTTTGAGCGTGTCGATTTTGGCTTAGTTTGCTCTTGCGTCTCCGGCGAAAGATTACCGCGTGAACGGTACAAGTCACGGTTAGCATCATCAATGCCCTCGTAAAACTCTTCGTCCTCAATCCAATCTTCTTCAATACCAGATTGTGCACGCGCTTGTACTGCCTCATCACGCTTCTTCGCAATGGTCGAACCTAGCGCCATGAGTTTAGCCAGCCGCTCTTCTTGTAGGCGCTTGGCTTCTTCTTGCAGAGAGGTTAGGTCCTGCTCTTCAAGCGCTTCGTTATCTTCAACGTCAATCAGCCCCATCATTTCTTCAGGCTCATCATCGTCATTCAATGCTTGTATAATTTTGCTCATAATGCGCATTTATACGTGACCCCACCTGTCTGTTAGGGGCGTAAAAAAAGCCCACTAGGTTTTAACCTAATGAGCCTTGTATAGATTGGGATGCTTATGCTTTTTTGCGCAGTAAGAAGAACACATCTACATCAACACTGGTTCCGGCTGATACGCGAGGTCGAATATGACGTGTAATTTGCTGTACCGATTTAATCCCAGCGGCAGTGAGTGATAACGCTACCCCCTGCGGGTCAGTTAAGGTGCTGTAATTGATACCATCGTTAGAGCCTTCAATGAGCACTGTACCACCTGAGCCAAAGTTCCCGATCACTTGCACTGAAACCTCTCCAAGCTCTGGGAACTCTAAACTAACTGGTAAAGCATCAGCTTCATCAAGGTTATCGTAAGTGACTAGAATAATGTCTTTTTCGATTTTTTTGTTTGTGATAGCAAGCGCCATGGTTAAAGCCTTTCATGATTGATTGGCATAAGATACGCGCATCCACCTGTGTGCAACAAAAAAGCCCATGCCGTTAAGCATGAGCTTCTATAAGTGGCACTAAATAATCACCACCCTGTTTCAGCATCAAGCGGCCGGAATGATTTAACCGTGGCCTGTGCCTTTCTAGTCTGAACCTTTGCAAACCTTATCATCATCATTGCGTAACGAACTGCTGAAATAGCATCGTCAAACTCTTTTACAATCTTTCCATCTTTACGATGATACAGCCTAAACTCTTCAAAGAACTGTTCAAGATGGCGTGCAACTTTAAGTCTGCCTGTTTGCATCCTATCTAACATTTCAATCAATCCAGCTTCTACCGAATTGCCGCCGGTTCCTTCCTCTTCACCCTTAGCCGGTGGATGTGTTGCTTTGGCTTTGAGCATATTAACGCCTTGCTTCCTGTAGCTGTCGGCTAATGCCTCACCTGAACCTTTGTCATGCTGCAATCCATCATGAGGCCAAGCGAATGGAATCCAATCTCCCTTTGCTTTAAATGCTGCGGCGTGCACAATCGGCGTTGCTTCTGAAAGCTTGTGAATATCATAGACGTGAATCGTATCTGTGTCTCTATCCCAAGCCAACCAAGCTGCTGCTGTCGGGTGATCCCATCCAAAGTCAATGCCTGCAATCCTTGGCCAATGTGCCGGTATAGAAAATGGTGATTCTTTGATAAGTTCTTCGTCTATCTGGAATATCCTACCAGAACCCAATACAGGAATCCCCTTTGAGCGTGCGTCACGCAGATGTGACGGTGTAGATTCCATCAGCTCTCTCTTTGTCTTTTCGCTTAAATGTGGCACATCATTCCAACCTGCCATAACTAGGTATTTTGAATCGCTTACTTGAGGCATTATTTTAATTTCATCCCTTTAGGAATAAACTGCAATACTGTTTCGGTCATACCGTCTAATGGTGTGAACGTCATATAGATTAAACCTTCTGTTGTTGCGGTACGAATTAAGCACTCTCCGTATATCTCCATTGGCGGCTCTTCATCTAACCAGATGCCGTCTTGCTCAGTTCCCTCAAAAGCGCCTCGCCCTTGTTGGTAGGACTTAAGCCCAAGTAAAGAAAAGCCACCGCTTGCGTGTTTAATCTCAACCTTGTCTATTAAATCAGATACACCAGCTTTCCAGCTTATGTCACCTATAAGGTCGCCCTCTATCAAGCCTGTACCAGATACACGCTTAGTTGATCCGCTTCCCTTTACATCGCCGAATAGTTTATTCTGCACAATGTCTCTAGTAGTCTCGTTGGTTTTACCTGCGGCCCAGAATTTAACCGGCGCATCAAATCTTGCGCCCTCCCACCAATCAGGATAATTCCCTGTCAAATGTAACGCGGTTTCATAACCGCCAGCCCCTTCCGTTTTACCAATACGATTTGCGGCCATAAAGCAACGCTCACGGAATAAATCACCTGCTTTAAAAAACTCCATGTGCTTCGGATATAGCTCACGTCTTAAATCACCCTCGTCCGGATAGTAGGTTTGTATTTTCCTGCGACTAATTCTTCTTAGCTTTTCCTCTTGCAGCTGAAGAAGCAATAGTTTTGCCTCCCTTTGTTTCAAGCTCTCGTTCTGCATCTGCAATTCTTCTTTCTATTTCTTCATCAGTTAAGCTTTCCAAGTCAATTTTTCCCGAGTGCTCGATCTTATCGGTAAACATTTTCTTGTACTTGCCTAGCAACTCGATTGCACCTTTTGCGGCTGTTGGTTCAAATTCTGTAACAACCACTTCCATTGGTTGACTAGCGCCCTCTGAATCTTTTAGCACCATAGTTTTAGTGACAGGCTTTCTGCCCATGCACATATCGCGTAGCTCTTCTAAATCCTCGAGTATCTTTTCAACTGTTATTTCAGCTTTCTCGGTGGTCGCCGT